CAAAGGCGAAGGGGATTCCAAGCAAGTGTACGTGCAAGTACCTTGTGTGGAAATGTGGGGCGAAGCATGTCCTATCTTGGCAGAAGTACGCACCTGGTTCAAGGACAAGAGTCTTGAAGAAATGGGTCGCAAGTACTGGAAAAAGCGTAGCTACATCTTCCAAGGCTTTGTGCGTGAGAATCCACTAAGCGAAGACAAGACTCCAGAGAATCCAATTCGCCGTTTCATCATCGGCCCACAAATCTTTGCCACCATCAAAGGTGCGCTGATGGATCCTGAACTGGAAGAAATGCCCACAGACACCCTGCGTGGATTAGACTTCCGAGTCAGTAAAACTGCCAAAGGTGGGTTTGCTGACTACAGCACAAGCAAGTGGGCACGTAAGGAATCGGCATTAACCGAAGCCGAACAAGCCGCTGTTGCCACACATGGTGCGTTTGACTTGAGTACATTCCTGCCCAAGAAGCCAGGTGATGTTGAACTCCGGGTCATCAAAGAGATGTTTGAGGCAAGTGTGGATGGACAACCATACGACACAGAACGTTGGGGTCAGTACTTCCGTCCTGCAGGTGTACAAGCACCGGGCGGCAGCACACATGCTGTAGACGGTCATGGAGACGCACACGAAGTACCAGCAGCCAAGCCTGCACTCAAAGTGGCCGCACCTGCACCAGCAAGTAACTTTGACGAGGACGATCTTCCTGCAGCAGTGGCACCAGTGGCCAAGCCTGCAGCCAGTGGACAAAACGCCCAGGACATCCTGGCCATGATCCGTAGCCGTCAAGCCAAGTAATTGACAGCAATCACACAGAGGGGCTCTCCCTCTGTGTTCTTTAAAAATAATAGGTGATTCATGGGTAAACCCTTTGACGTTTCAAAATTCCGTAAAGAAATTACAAAATCAATCGATGGACTAAGCATCGGTTTTAACGATCCTACAGACTGGATTTCAACAGGCAATTATGCACTAAACTATTTGATCTCAGGCGATTTCAATCGCGGCATTCCTCTGGGCAAGGTCACAGTGTTTGCTGGCGACTCGGGTGCAGGTAAGAGTTACATCTGTTCAGGCAACATTGTGAAGAACGCACAAGAGCAAGGTATCTTTGTGGTGTTGATTGATTCAGAGAACGCTCTTGACGAAGACTGGCTCAAAGCACTTGGCGTAGACACTAGCGAAAGCAAACTGTTGAAACTTTCAATGGCCATGATTGATGATGTGGCAAAAACCATCAGTACATTCATGAGCGACTACAAAGCCTTGCCCGAAGGCGAACGTCCCAAGGTCATGTTTGTTATTGACAGCTTGGGCATGTTGTTGACTCCCACAGATGTCAACCAGTTTGATGCTGGCGAAATGAAGGGTGACCTTGGACGTAAACCCAAAGCACTCACAGCACTGGTTCGTAACTGTGTGAACATGTTTGGTAGTTACAATGTGGGCTTGGTTTGTACCAACCACACCTACGCAAGCCAGGATATGTTTGACCCTGATGATAAAATCTCCGGCGGTCAAGGTTTCATTTACGCCAGCTCAATCGTGGTAGCAATGAAGAAGATGAAGCTCAAAGAGGACGAGGACGGCAACAAAGTGTCAGACGTCAATGGTATTCGTGCAGGTTGTAAAGTTATGAAAACACGCTATGCCAAACCGTTTGAAGGTGTACAGGTCAAGATTCCTTACACAACAGGTATGAGTCCTTACTCAGGCTTGGTGGACTTGATTGAGAAAAAAGAATTGCTCAAGCGTGAAGGCAACAGCTTGGTGTTTACCACCAGCGAAGGCGAGATCATCAAGAAGTTCCGCAAAGCATGGGAAAAGAACGATGATGGATGCCTGGACAAAGTCATGACAGACTTTAAGAACATCAAAACTGAGGTAAGTACAGCCGACGCAACGGAGGAATAACATGTCAGCAGAAGTAGCAAGCGAAATTTGGGGTGAACTAAAAAGATACGTCAACGTGGTAGATCGCATGGATGCAGCCGAAAGCATTGTGGCCATTCTTATCGATCATGACCATGACGTTGAAGAAATCCGGGAAGCCTTCAAAGGCGATTCAGACATCAAGAAAGCCCTGACTGCGTACTTGGACAACGACCGGGACTATGCAGAAGAGGAAGAAGAAGAGTTTGATGACGAGGACAACTACAACAAAGAAGATGACTACTGATGTGGTATAGCCGAGTAGTTGCTGACCTTGGTAACATACCTGACTTCATTGCACACTTTGAATCAGAGTTGACCGACGCCAAACGTGACTGCAAAATTAGTGGCCTAGTAGAAAAGAATATCACTGCACTACCAGGCATCACCGAACACAGATTCAACCAGCTACAAGAAATTGAAGCTGTGTTGAACTTCCTCAATATTCAACTGCGCAAAATACGCACCCGGCATTTCAAGAAGTATTTAGAAGGCTATGCTCGTGCCTTGACAGCACGGGATGCTGAAAAGTATGTGGATGGCGAAGAAGAAGTTGTGGACTTTGAAACCATCATCAATGAAGTGGCATTGTTGCGTAATCGTTGGCTGGGCATCATGAAGGGCTTGGACACCAAGCAGTGGCAAATGGGGCACGTGGTACGTTTGCGCACAGCAGGCATGGAAGATATCACGGTATAACATGACTGATGAAGAACAGTGGCAAAAAGACCTAGAAGAAATGGAGATCTTTTTCCTATTGTTCTTTTTTGAAGCCTGGGTAGTTTTTTGGTGGTTGGTGCATTATTCGTACATCATACTATGAACTCAAGCACAGAAAATGCCACAGTATAAATTTCTTACTGCCTCAAAAAGTCACATACATACTGTAACGGAGGCAAAATGAAACCCACAGCATTTGTTACAGGAATGACCGGGCAAGACGGACCATATCTTGCAAAATTACTCATTGAAAAAGGTTACCAAGTATACGGTCTAGTAAAAAGGTATAGCAATCCCAATTTGGACAACATACGATGGTTGGGAATTGAAAATGATATTGAGTTAGTGACCGGCGATATCACTGATGAAAATTCCATGAATCATCTCATGCGCAGTATACAACCGCGTGAAGTTTACAATCTTGCTGCACAAAGTTTTGTGGGCATTAGTTGGGAGTTAAACAAATTGACCACGGAAGTCAACAGCATGGGTCCACTAAACATGCTCAATGCCATACGTCAACACAACCCCAATGCTAGGTTCTATCAAGCCAGCACAAGCGAAATGTTTGGCAATGCTACTGAACCTGGACAACAAGGTGAGACCACACCATTCCGTCCACGCAGTCCCTATGGTGTAAGCAAATTGTATTCGCACTGGATGACCATAAACTTCCGGGAAAGTTACAGTTTGTATGCTTGCTCAGGTATTTTGTTCAATCATGAATCACCATTGCGTGGTCGTGAGTTTGTTACTCGTAAAGTCACAGATGCTGTGGCACGTATTAAATTGGGCCTGGCAGACTCAGTTACCTTGGGCAATTTAGACAGTGCTAGGGATTGGGGTTTTGCTGGGGACTTTGTAGAAGCCATGTGGTTGATGCTACAACAAGATACGGCCCGTGACTACGTGATTGCCACTGGTCAACAACATACCATTGGTGATCTGTGTCGTGTGGCATTTGAACACGTGGGTATACCAGATTGGCAAAACTTGGTCAAGAGCGACCCAAGATTCAAACGTCCAGCAGAACTACACAGCTTGTGTGGTGACTCAAGTCGAGCAAGAGAATTATTGGGCTGGAAACCACGTACAGATTTTGAGACCATGATACGTGACATGGTTGACGCTGACATCAAAAGACTAAGCGACTAAACGGCAATCCCGATCTAATTTCCTCCACAGTCCACTCAGTGTGTGCCAGTTGTTCTAGCCATACACTGCGATCAGGACGTGGAGGATTTTCTATTTGTGACAAGTCCCAGTTGGCAATGGTGCTGGCCAAACTAGCCGGACCAACAAACGCTGGTATACCTGCCATCAATGCCTGCGGTCCTGGGCCAGAGTTCCAGTTCAGCACACAATGAGCTGTGCCTAACACTCGATCAAAATCAAAATTGTCATAGGTACCAACGGTAATCTTAGGCCGGTCGATCAAACACCCCGGCGGCGTTGGGCAGACACCGCGTGGATGTGGGCGCACCACAATGGGACGATCGCTGTACTGTTTGATTTGTTTTACAACCTCGATCAACCATGCATTTACATTAGGCAATCCTGCCCATTGCTGACTGTCATGTCGTTGCATGGCTATCACAATGTTTGTGCCCGAGCGCCAAGGCTTGAGACCAAGTCCGAGTACTGCGGCACGATTAGCGATGAGATTGTCAAAGTTGTAACTGTTGATACCAGTACCATTCACACCAATCTTCCAGGTTTGTCCACGTTGTATCATGCCAACTTCGACAACAATCACCGGCTTGCCTTGACGCCTAAATGCTTCGTAAACTTCTTGGTTGGGACGCATCCGCCCAGTCCACAGCATGCTCCATATCACAGCCACATCGGCATCAAGGTCATGATAAACTACCGTGTGCCCTTGGGACACCAGTCCCTGGGCAATGGCTTGAAAAACTGGCACTGAGTTTAAGGCACCAAAATTATTAAATAGACTGATCTTCATTGTGATTAAATAGTTATATATGTATAAAATTAACTCACTGTGGTATTCCCCTGAGCCACCAAATGGATTTTTTAGTGAACGGCTGCAGGAAGTAGTAGATGTACACTATCAAAATCGTTACCGTTGGTATGTATATAATCATATTCCTCGCAAGCGTGTTATGATTGACATTGGTGCCAACATTGGTATATTTGCCAGACCCAGTGCTGAACAGTTTGAACGTGTGATATGTTTTGAGCCAGTGCTTAAAAACTTTGAAGTCTTGCAAAAAAATCTCGAAAATTACAGCAATGTAGAATTGTATAATCTAGGACTCAGCGATAAAGATCAAACAGCAACATTTGAATTACAAACTCTCAAGTGTGGGCATACCAAGCAAGTGGCAGAGTTTGTGCCCAACCCAGAGTTTGAACAACACACTGGAGAGTTAACTACACTGGATCGATTTAATTTTGAATCGGTTGATTGGATCAAGATTGATGTTGAAGGTTTTGAAAATGCAGTGTTAGAAGGAAGTCGCGACACTATACAACGTAATAGGCCCTGGTTGCTGATTGAAGACAACGGCCAACAGGAGCAACACAGGCAATGGCTCAATGATTTGTGCGGTCCGTATGAAACTGCACCAGTCAAAAGCAAAACAAACACAATATGGATACCACAATGAAATACGCAGTTGTTACAACATTCAACGCCAGCGGTTACGAACGCTATGCCAGTCGCATGATTGACACGTTCTTACAAAACTGGCCCAAAGAAATTGATTTATATGTTTACACCGAAGACTGTGCAATACAACAGAGCGCACCCAATCTGCATGTCAGAGACCTACATGCAGTAAGTCCAGAAATAGTGGCGTTCAAACAGCGTTGGGGCAACGATCCCAGAGCACGTGGCCTGGTGGCCACAGGGCCAGCAGATCGCAAAGGCAAGGCGCCAGGCCTAGGATTTCGTTGGGACGCTATACGATTCAGTCACAAAGCATACTCTGTTGTTCACTGTGCTGCCAACTGTGCTGCAGATGTGTTGTTTTGGATGGATGCAGACATGGTGTGCCACACTCCTATTACCACAGCATTTATTGACAGCCAAATGCCTCCAAAAATTGGCCTAGCATACCTGGGTCGCGAAAAGAAGTTCACTGAATGCGGACTATACGGCATGAACTTACAGGATCCTATAACCCGTGTATGGCTAAAAGAATTTCAATTGGCATATGATTCAGGACGTCTTATGACCATGGCTGAGTGGAACGACTGCTGGGTGTTTGATGAGACTCGTAACGAAGTGCAGGCAGCACACCACAAATGGCGCCAACTGAACTGGAGTCACGGACTGATCAAAGGCGAAGGGCATCCATTGATCAACACTGCTTGGGGTGCGTATCTTGACCATCTCAAAGGCAAGCGCAAAGAAGCCGGACGTAGCCCGACCAAAGACCTCATTCAACCTCGCAGCGAAAGTTATTGGTCTGCTTGATATTCAGCCTTGCTGTGTTTGGCCTTGTAGTGTATAAGGTAGTCACCTAGCACTGTGTGTGGCAAGGGTGTTTTGTAAGGCTTGGCAAATCCCACACACAGATCATACACTGGTGCGTCAGCAAGATTGAGTGCTGCGCCAAACACATCATTGTCGTAGAATCTGCGCAGGTCAGCATGATCACGGTCAACATAGCGTCTACGATACTCGTGTCTAAAAGCTTCAAACTTTGGGTGCTTGGTGTTTACAGCAAACACACCAGTCTCGGGCACAAGCCACGACCCAGGGTTGCCTGATTTGTCAGTGGTGTAATTTACACCCATGTACATGCTGAGATCCTCAGACCGCATGCAGTCCGAGATTAGGTAAGCCGGCAAAGACTTCACGGTGACAACGTCAGCATCCAACCACAATATCCAATCTGCAGTGCTGTGATACATGGCATGTATCACGCTGAATGCTTTCTTGCTGAACTTTTTGACTTGCACACCATAAGCAGTGTCTTTTTGCAATGCATGATACTCTAGGCCCACTTGCGAGTTAAAATCAATCTGCTTGATTCTTGCATGGTCAGGCAAGGCAAAGCCTTCCACATAACAGGTCAACTGAAATTGTGAATCCCAATGTTCTAAAAAACTGCTCACACAATCTTTGCCTATTAGGTCATAGTAACGTTGATCAAAGCTGGTAATAATTTCTATCATTTTTCTACAAACTTTCTCATGTGTGTCCAGGCTGCGCCATCCCTGAGCTCTTGGTGACTCCAGTGAAACTGACTAAGGCGTTGTATCCATGCGTCACGGTCCGGCGTTATAGGAGTTTCTATTTTGTCCAATCTTGTTTCGGCAATGTCTCGCACTTGACTGCGTTCAGGATCAGTGACAAAAACTGGAATACCTTCAATTGCTGCGGCCACTGCGGGGCTGGAGTTGTGATTGACCACTGCCCAGCAGTTTTTTAAATCATGTTCCAACGATGTGTCTGGTGCGCTGAGTTCTACATTGAGCAGTCTGCGGCCAACGCACAGCTTCATCAATCGGTCGCAGTATTTCTTGGCTCGTTTGTCGCCGGGGTGCGCACGTATTCTAATGACACGGTCGGTATATCTGCGCAATTGCATCACAGTCTTCATTGCCCAATCCAGCACTTCAAATCCTCCCATGCTCCAACCACCATCGCGTTGCAAACACAACAGTATATGATTGCCTTGTGTACGCCAAGGTTTGAGATGTATGTTGAGATTTTGTTGCACAGCTGACCAACGAATAGGATCAGGTGCAGTGTCACAGTACTGTCCTGTGTTGGGGAATACGCCATCAAAACTGTAGCGCAACCAGTAGCCGGGATTGGTGGTGTTTTTATACAGGAAAAGATTGCTGTCAGCAATCACAGTACGACCATTGTGCGCCCGTTGCCCGTCCAATATCTGTTGACGCAGTTGCAGGTGTGCCGCAGTTTTACCATGTTCATGTACCCAACCTAGAATCACTGCCACGTCACTGGGCTGGTAAGTAGCGTCATCTACAATGACACCTTCATCACCACAGGCCTGTACACCTTGAATAAAAAACTTCAGAGTATTGAGTTTGTCTGTGGCGGCCTTTAGACTTTGTTCAGACGTGTATTGTTCTTTTTTTGGCAGTGTGGCCAAATAGCTTATGACTTTCATTGTTCTTGCATCATTCTAAAAGCGGTACCATCGCGCAGTTCACGCACATGGTATTGACCATAGGCCATGCTATGGCACCAGGCATTTAATTTGTCTTGATCTGCCCAGTAAGGGTTTTCAATTTGACTCAACTGCGTACTGGCCACAGGTTGTGCTATATGACTGGGAGCCAGTACAAATGCTGGTACTCCTGACAAAATAGATTCCACAGCCGCAACACTGTTGAATGTCACGAGAGCATGAACGTCTTGTGTCAGCACCTGCTGCAACGGCGCAGTTATTATACGATCAGTTCTCTTTGGTGCTCGTTGACGCACTTCTACAGGACGGTCGGTGTATTTTTTGATTTCTGCAACAGTTTGTTGAACCCATTGCGCTTGATCAATTCCATAATATCTGCAGGGTTTTTCGTCTGGCGCCGCAACAATAATTTTTTTACCAAACTTTCTTGATTGTAGTTTGATGTCAAGTGCTTTCCAACGATCGTTTGGACGAGCACGTATTTCAGTTTGTTGCAAATCGTTTTTGACAATGCGATGATAAAGTTTGTTGCCCATGCGGTTTAGTCTGCTGATGTTGTTGCCAACATATCCAGAATCCACATAGTAAAAATCTTTGTGGTCAGCTAGACATTTTTGCATGATTTTGTATTTTAAAATGCCACGGAGCACCGGAGTCATACCGTCTTGTAGGACATCATACTTGTAATCAAAAAAGTCTGTGTTTGTAGGTTCTTGCCCAACACTCCTGGCCAACATGTTGATGTACTCGTCTTCGCCGCCTTTGCTGAGAAAAATAAAGTTGGTCATTAGATACTCCTTTGTTGACAATAGTCAGTTAATAGTCTTTCTTTGTGCCAATCTTCTGCAAAATCGCCTGCATCAGCAAACTCGTGGAAACAAGGTGTGCCCAAGGTATAGTGTACCAGTTTGGCCAAGGGATTCCATTCGTACTCAACATCCAACCAGTTCCACTCCGGGGGCAGTTCACCAATGCGTTCATCTTCTAGCCAGGTGAATCTATGCAGTTCGGCACCTGTTGAGTTTTGCACAAACTCTGGTGTTAGTTTACGATTGGGAAAACTACTACAGTTCCACAATATCACACTTGACCAGTTCTTGCGTGGATAGTCTTCATTTTTGCTGCCAAGATACTTTTCAGTCATGCGTGTTTTGTAGTCGTGTTTAACCACCATGACATCGTTGAAAGGATTTTGTAAGTTCCATAGTTCCACAATATCACCACGTAGGATCATGTCGCCATCAACAAATATGGCCCACCCTGAATAGTCCATTAAATGCGGTACAAGAAAACGAC